AGAATTTTCCGAAATGGCAGAACTACCTCAGATAGAAACCTTTGATGAATTGCCTACTATAGGTGAGGAGATAAGATATGACAGTCAAGAGAACTTCTCGGAAGTCGCAACAGAAATCCAAATCGAAGAAAGCTTCTTTGAAGCAGGAGAAAGTTATGACAACCAGGGACCAGTTGAAGGAATTCAAGAAATCGAAAGCTTCTTCGCAGAAGAGCCAATCGCTCAAAACGAAAGTCCCGCAGACTTTGAAAGCGTCGATGAACCAAGACCAGTTGATGAAGAGATTGTCGCAACAAATGAAGGAGCAGAACGATCAACAATGGGAGGACCAGATGAGCAAGAAGTCAGTGGAGATGAGCAAACAATCGCTCAAGAGCAACCTGAACAGATTGATAACGAAAGTGAAACTATTTCTAACGAACCTCAAACAGAAGATACAGTTGTTGCTAGTGAAGAAATAACTAATGAATCTACGGGGGTTGCTGGAGAAGATGAAATTGACAGAGAAGGAGAAGCAAGAACAAGTCGAAATGGAGATGCTGGAGATGAAACTAATGCTAGAGCAGAAGAAGATATCGAAAGCGGAAATCAAGAGGTGGAAGAAAGCGGGAATGAAAGAGTTTCTCCAAGAGATAATCAAACTATTACAGTAGAAAATGTTGAGAAAAAAGTAAACGAGCTTGTAAAAAGAATAGACCAAAGATTAGTAGCTACGTCTGTTATAGTAGCAAAAGCTATGCAAAGTTCTTTTTCTGTAGACAATTATGGTAAAGTAAACAAAGATATACTTAATCAACCGAATATAGATGGAGGTGATTACTTTGAAACAAGACAATATATTGATGTTAGAAATTTATATGCTGAGAATCAGAATGTTTATGGTGACCCTGTTGCACAGTACCAAAAGAATGTTCAGGATAAAGTAGACGAAAGAATTAGAGCAGAAGAACACTTAAGGAGGATTCGTGGATATTAAAACCATAGCGACTGGCATAGGACTAGTCATAACCATAGCAGGACTTTTTGTTTACCAAGGGCAATTAATTACAAGGGTTGATGTTCTTGAAGCTCAAAAGGCAGTAAACATAAAACCACTAGAACAAGACATAGCAATTAACAAAGCTGAAATAGCTGTACTCAAAGCAAAAGTAGATGAGATAAAAGCTAGATCAGACAACCCGTTGAGGTAACGATATGTTTGGAATGCCAATGGAATTATTGAGTATGCTCGCAAGTACGGTACTTGGGGGAATTATGTCTATTCAAGCACAGAAAGGTCAAGCTCAAGCAGAGCGTGAGAAAATGTTAATGCAACGTGCAGAATTTGCAGCTCAACAAACAGACAAAGCAAGAGAAGTATCTGACCCACATACCAAGCACACTAGACGTTGGATAGCATTGATGTGCGTATTTAGCATTATTGTAGTGCCAATCGTTGCACCAATCTTTACTGATGTTAATGTTGCTTATCAGATAATGACTGAAGCAGATAGTGGTTGGTGGATATTTGGTGAGGTATATGAGACATCATACTTTGAAGCAGGCAACACAGTTTATATAACTAACCTACAATCACACACTATATTTTCTATCATTGGATTATATTTTGGTGGTTCATTAACGAGGAAATAATATGGCAAAGTTATGTGCAAAAGGTAAAGCAGCAGCTAAAAGAAAATTTAAAAAGTATCCATCAGCTTATGCAAACATGTACGCATCAGGCGTATGCTCAGGCAGAATAAAACCTGGAGGTAAAAAAAGTGGCACAAAAAGGGCTAAAAAAGTGGGTAGGTGAGAAGTGGGTAGACATAGCTAACCCAAGATCTGATGGCTCATTTCCTCCATGCGGTAGAAGTAAAGGAGAGAAAAGAGGTAAGTATCCTAAGTGTGTGCCTTCTGCTAAAGCAAGAAGTATGTCTGCTGGTAAGAAACGTGCAGCAGTTAAACGTAAACAATCTAAAGATAATTCATCTAAGGGTAAGCCTGGGTACGCAAGAACATAATGGCATCAATTAAAATAACACAGTTTAAAGGTGAGGCTCCGAGAGTATCATCAGAGTTACTAACAGATACAGCTGCTCAATTAGCTTATAATGTAAAGCTATATTCTGGAGATCTTATACCATATAGAGTTCCAAAAATTTCAGATAACATATCAAGAACAGGAACTATAGAAACTATATATCCTTTAAAAAATCCAGATACAGATGCTAATGTTTGGCTTAGTTGGACTACTGACGTTGATATAGTTACGCCAACAGATGCTTCTGATGAAGAGCAAAGATATTATTATACGGGTGATGTTAAACCTAAAGTATCTACTTATGCTTTATCTACAACAGGTTCAGCTCCATATCCAGCTAATGGCGGATGCTATGATTTAGGATTAGATGCACCAGCTACGACAGTTACAGCTACAGCAACATCTTTTTCTGTAGTGAGTTCTACGCACTATGAAAGAGATTCTGGTAACACAGCTACTTTTTATGGGTCTGGCAATCACAACTTAAGTTCAGGAAATATAGTAACTGTAAGAGATTTTGGTACTTCAGACGAAGCAAAATCTTTTAACGCTACAAATGTACAAGTAACTGTGATTAATGCTACAGATTTTCAATACTTTAGTTCGGGAGATACAGTATCAAAAACAGCTAACACTACTGGTAGAGCTGATATGGCTGGCAATACACAGATAAGAACTTATATATACACACACATTACGCCTTGGGGCGAAGAATCTGTGCCGTCATCTGTGTCTAATGAAATATTTATTAAAGAGGGACAAACAGTTACTATATCTAACATACCAACAGCTAAACCAAGTGGAGATAACTTTGTACGAGGTATAAATTTATATCGTAGTGTTACATCAGCAGAAGCTTCAGATTTCTTTCTACTTGATACTTTATGGTTTCCAACAACCACAGCTAACCTATCACGTGTCGGGTCTACTAATATAGCTACAATTACATTAGCTCTCCCTCATAATATGGTAGTAGGAAATAGGTTTAAACTATCAGGAACTACAACTGATAGCGGAAACTTTAATGTAACTGGTGGGATAGTACTTAGTGTTGTTGATAGATTAACATTTACTTATAGTAATACAGGTGGAGATATATCATCTACAGCAGATGCTAATGGAACTTTGTTTCACGATGTTGCTGAACTAGTTGATGATACAGCTAGATATTGGGGAGATGGAAATGCTTTTAATTTTACAGATGATTTTTTAATATCAAATCTAGTTACAATACTAGAATCTACAGACTATGATAAACCAAAATCTACTATGAAAGGTTTAATACCGATTAATAGTAATATGTTGGCGGGTTTCTTTGATAACCAAGTATGTTTCTCATTCCCTGATAAACCACATGCTTGGCCTATAAAGCACAGAATAACTGTTGATGATACTATAGTAGGGTTACAATCTACAGGAGCTTTTACTTTAGTACTTACAGAAAAATATCCTTATGTTATAACAGGAAATAATCCTGAAACATTAGAGCTTAAAAAAATAAATGTTGAGTATCCGTGTATTGCTAAAAAATCTATAGTAAATATGGGTTATGGAATTGCTTGGGCTACTAATGGTGGTTTAGCTCTATATGATAATTCTGGTCTTACTTCTTTAATTACAAAGGGTATTCATGACTGGGATACATGGTCTGAAACCATAGATCCAACTACTATTATAGGTCAGTATTATAATGATAAATATTTTGGGTCACATTCTTTAGGTCTTTTTATTTTTGAAAGAGAAAAAGAAGGGGGTTACTTTACAACTAGTCAGTATAATTTTAATGCATCTTACTTAGATAGTTTGTCTGATATTCTATATTATATTGATAACACTGTTGGAGATATAAAAGAGTGGGATAGAGAAGGGCAGATTTTTGCTCCTTTAGAATGGAAATCTAAAACTATAGTTACAAAAAACTATATGAATATGGGTGCTGCTAGAGTTATAGCAGATTATACAGATATAACTAACGAGAATGTAAACGAAACAGCATATAATAATACTGTTCCTACGTTTAATGCAGCAGTGTGGGCAGCAAGTCAACAATTAGGTTGTTTAAATGGACCTACAGATTACACAGATAGTAGTAGCAACAGGGTAGAGAATATAGGAACTCTTAACGCTTTCCCTGTAAACGGAGATAGTCAGACACAAACCCTAAAAGTTTTATCAGGAGTATTACCTGTTACGTTTAAGTTATTTATAGACAAGGAAATAGTGTTCCAAGGAACTGTACAATCAAGTGATATATTTAGATTACCTTCTGGATATAGGTCTGATACATTTGAAGTCGCAGTATCAGGATCAGCTAGAATTAGAGCAATACATTTAGGTGAAACACCTAAGGGATTAAGTACAGCATAATGGCTAGATTTACATCAATACCACCTATACAAACTGAAGGTCTTACAGATTATCAAAGTCTGTTGGTAGCAAGCATGAAAGAAAATGTAGAACTTTTAGCAGGTATAAGAGGTGAAGAAGATGGACAGAGTAAAGCCGTTACAAAAGGTGACATATCTGTAAACTCTCTAGGCTTACAAAACATGCGTCAAGTATCGGCAAAAGGGTCGGGCTTTACGATAAGTGGTCAAGACGTTGTTAGCTTAGAAGATTATGCTAAACTATTGACAGATGTACAAACATTAGCAGATGACTTAGCTTTTACAAGAGCTGTGTTAAATGCTTTAATATTACAGATAAAAGGATAAAATATAGTTATGAACGATAAAGATTTTATGATGCAAAACGAAACTCAATTAGGACTTGAAGTTCCTTCAAGTAACTCTTTAGATTTACCTTCTGACATACAGCAAATGATGGGCATGTCCCCTCAAGATGGTATTGTAACGTACCAAGAAGGCGGTATGGTTCAACCAGCTGGTGTACAAATGCAACAGCAAGGACCAAGAGATGGTCGAACTATTGATATGGAAATTGACCAGTCGATGAAACAGAATCCTGAAGTTGTTGCTAGAATTAAAGCGGCAATAGAAGCTGGTATAAGATCAGGTGAACTTAACATGGAAGAGCTAAGTATGGCAGTTGAGTTGGCTAAAGCAGTTTTAGATAATCCGTCTATGTATCCACAAATTAGACAGTTTGCTATACAAAAAGGTCTAGCTACAGAACAAGACTTACCTGTAGAGTATGATGAAGGTTTAATTATAGCTTTGATTTCAGCAGGTAAAGCAATGAATGCTGACGTACAGTTTACTGACCAACCAGTACAAGATATGAAAGATGGTGGTTTATTAGAAGTACCATCTGATAATACAGGGCTATCCAAGCTACCTGAAGATGTAAGAAATAACATGGGGTATATGCAAGATGGCGGTGTATTGAAAGGACCATCACATAGCGACGGTGGTATACCAGTTAAAGTAGCTGGTGTTGACAATGCTGAGATGGAAGGTGGCGAGTACGTTATACCTAAGAAAGTTGTTTTAGCTAAAGGCACAGAATTTTTTGATAAAATGTTAGCTAACTATGAGGATAAAGCATAGTGTTAACTGAAATAAAAAAAGAAGAGCTTAAGTATGAGCCCCAATTACTATCATCGAAAGAGTTATTAGATAAATACTGGGGTCAATGCACACCACTATTTCAAAAATGTATTGATAAGCAAATGGATGGAGAGCTAGGTGTAGAAGATATTTACTCCAAAACTTTAAAAGGCCAGATGTTTGTTATTGCAGTTAAGAATGATAGCACTGAAATACCTGACGTAAAGTTAGCTTTAGCATTAGAACTAGTATATTATCCAAAGTATACAGCTATGAATGTAGTGGCTTTAGGCGGTAAAGATTTAAAAAATATGATAGACATGTTTTGGAAACATGTTTGCGGTTGGGCAAAAATTTGTGGGATAAAAAAGATGGAGTGTTCTGTACATCCAGCAATGCAAAAAGTTTTAGAAGGCGTTGGGTTTGAACAAAAGTATATCCAACTAAGACAAGATTTAACGGAGAATTAGATGTCTACAGAATTAAACCCCTTAGCAATTTCAGTTAAGAATTACAACCAACATACTATACACCCATTACATCCAACAATGCACGGCGGCGGTGGAGGTCTAGGTTCTATTATTTCAGTAGTAGCAGCGGTAGCAATACCTGTTTTTGCTGGTCCAATTGCTGCGTCACTAGGTGTATCATCTGCTATAGCATCTGCAACAGGACTTGCGGCTGGCGGTATAGCAGCAGGAGCTCTTGGCGGTGCTGTTGTTGGTGCTGGATTAGGTGCTATAACAGCAGTAGTTGCAGGACAACCAATATCTAGAGGTGCATTATCGGGTGCAATAGGTGGTGCTATAGGCGGAGGACTAGATGCATATGCTTCTTCTCAACCTATTATCGGTGCGGATGGAGCACCACAACTTGTAGATGGAACTACGACACAAGCGGGTGTAAACCTTACAGATCCTACAGCTGTAGCACAATCAGCTACTACACCATACGCAACTGTACCACAATCACCACAAAGTATAGCTCTTGCAGCTCAAGATGCAGCTTTTATAGAGCCTACAGTTCTTGGTAAATTAAAAAATATAGGGTTAGCTTCTGTAGAGAGAATAGCTGATGACCCTGAAGCAGTAGCAAACTTAACTTTAAAAGCCGCTGGTAGACTTGTTGGTGCAGCTTTTGTACCAGATTCAGCTACAGCTGGGCTGACTCCAGAGGAAGAAAATACTGTTAATAACATAGAAAAAGAATTAGAAGTACTAAGAGCGAGAGATACACAAGCATTTAATGAGAAAATTAGAATAGCTGGTGACTTCTTAATACAAGCAAAAAGCCTTGACCCAGAGTATTTTGCTAATCAATTTGCTAATACAGCAAAAATAGCAGCAGCTAGGTCAGGTCTAAAAACTAGAGAACAAAAATCATTTAATGCTCCGTTCTTAGAAGAGAGCCTTGCAGACACAAATAGAATGAGCTTAACTCAGTTTGGTGCAGGTGCTAAAGCATATGATGCTGGTCTTAGACAAGGTCAGTCATTACAGAATAACGCTTTAACCCAAGCATCTAATATATACGAGGGTATAGGCAGCTCTGGACAAACAACACCATATCTACAAGGACAGCTTGGATTAGGTGAAATATATGCATCAGGTAGAGTAGCTGGTGATAAAGCAAGATCAAATATAGTATCGGATATAGCTGGTTTAAATACTGGTCTAAAATTTGTAGATGAAGAAGATGAGAATAAGACTAAAGGAGCGATAGGATAATGGCAAGAGGTGTTTTAGGTGCAGCTTATAGTGTAGATAAAAATGCCTATAATAAAGGAGTTGCAGATGAATTAAACCTACAAGCTTTGCAAAGAGCTAACACTGCAAGACGAATGATAACGTCTAATAATAACTATGGAGTTACTCAACCTGATGCATATCAAAATCCTTTTGATAGTCCTATTCAAGAACAAGGTAGAGTTATGCCAGACCCAAGGGCTGGTGGTCAGTATATGACTGTTCCTGGAAGCGAACAAGACAAAATGCTAGCAGACCAGGACAAAATGAATTTTCCAGACTCACCACCTAAAGTGGTATTGCCAAGAGCTTCAGTTATAAGACAAGCTACAAGGCAAAAACAAGATGTGGGTTTAGGTTCACCTAGACCTGAGACAGGAGGTATGATTTTTGGACTAGGCCCTAGATTTACGGGAGACCCTAAGATGGTAGATGAAGCTGTCTTATCTAGAGATATAGCAGGAAACATTGCATTCCAAACATTTCAACCTGGAGACTCTATACCTGGTCTATTTACAGGTACAACTACATCACCAACAATAAAATCAGATGATGAGCCAGAAGCAAAAGGTATCTTATTCGGAGCTGGCCCTAAATTTAAAACTCAAACAGAAGAAACGACTGAAGAAGTTATAGTTAATAACACAGGTAAAAAAGTAACACTAGATAAGACAAAGCTTTCAGAGTTACTTGAGTCATCTAATGATTCCGAACCACGTGATGCCGAGATAAAAGATATAACGAGTATGGGTGTAATAATTAGAATGAGGGAGGATCAAGTTAATAAGCCTTCTAAAGGTTTGGGTCAAGTAGCACGTGACATGATAGAAGATAGAAAATTTATTACTAATAAAATAATGAGAAACCAAAGACTTGCTGAGGTATATAGAAGAGTTGGAGATGCTACAAATTACCAAGCGGCTTTAACTGCATCAGATTCGCTACGACAAGAGTTAAGAGAATACGATAATGCAATAACCTTAGCTATAGGTAAAGATGCTTTAGCTGATTTAAATTATAGTAATAATGCATCTCGTGTATCTCAAGTTTTATCTAGGATTTTAAACAGAAACATTGAGATTGTTCCTAATTCATATGACAACAAATTTACCATGCTTGTAGATGGCCAAGTAAGAGAACAAGGATTATCAAAAGCACAGATGTCAGATAGGGTTAATAGCCTAACAGATTCTGGATACAGACAACAAAAAATTAAAACAAGAATGGAACAAGCAAAAATGTTATTCCAGGGTAATATAGATAAAGATAAAGAGCTGACTGTTCTTTTAGGTAATATAAAACTTGAAACACTAAAAGGTAAAGTACAAGCAATGATAGAAAGAATTAAAGCTGACAATACATTAAATATAAAAGCCTTTAATGACGGGACAGCAATACTACAAACAGGGCCTGGCCAGTTTATGTTCTTTAACCCATACTCACCTGATCCGTTAAATGAGGGAGGGACTATGCCTATGTTTAAAAGCTTATCAATGCCTTATACAAATACACAAGCAAATCCCTATAAACAAGGTTTTAAAAAACCAGAATAACGGAGCTATAAGTGGTAGAAAAAGTAGGTCTACAGACAACAGGAGACTTTGGATTTACTTCTACTGATTCTAACACCCCACTAACAAATGATTTTGGCTTTAGCGAGCCTCTTGATAATACAGGTATGCAAGGTCTAACAGCTTTTGATGCTGCCTACTCGGACTCAATAGCTGAATTAGACGCTGTGGAAAAAGGGTTTGACGCTCCTGTAGGCCCTCAAGTATTATACAGTCCCTCTACGCAAAAAATGTTTGTCAACGGTTCAACGTTTAATGTTGACGATTACCAATCAGCTGTAGAATCAGAACGATTTTTAGATATGCCCCCTGCTAGGCCACCGAAAGATGTAGCAGATTGGCAAACTGTAAGCCCCGAATCATTTACTAAGTATATACAAAAAACAGTAAACCCTAACCGTGGTACTTTGATTGGTAGAAATCTTGAGATAGGTGGTAGTAATCTAAAGATGTTAGCTGGTAGAGCAGCACAGTTTTATGGTGCTGAAGAAACAGGACAAGAGCTTGTTAGTGAAGCATTAGAGGAACTACGTGATAACCAACCATTTCAAAGAGAGTTTACAGAAATAGAATTTGGCAGCGAAAGTGGTAATGGTGCGATAGATTGGTTTGTAGCAAACTTTGCACAGCAAGGACCCAATTTACTTGAAACAGTAGTAGTAGCTGGTCTAGGATATGTATCTGGTGGTGGGGCTTTAAATCCATTGTCAGGTGTAGGTAATGCAGTCCTTTCTGTAATGGGTAAAGAAGGATATAAAAAAGGATTGCGGATAGCTGCAGAAAAATATGCTAAGGGCGAAGCCTTAACTAGAGGTGAAAGAAAATTATTACGTGAGGCAACAGGTATAACAGCTGCTGTGGTAGCTAGAAATCCAAAAGGTTTATATGGTAATACAGCTGGTGAAATACTAAATAGAAAACAGTTTTTAAAATCGCAAGTTGGTAAACAAAAATTAACAGCAAAAACTATTGGTGAAAAAGCAAGGCTAAGAGATAAACTTGCAGGTGCTACAGGTGCTGTTACGCTGTCTGCACAAACTATGGGTATAGGAGATATCTATGGTGAGACTATAGAACAAGGAGATCCAAGTAGATTAAAAGCTTTTGCTGGTTCTCTACCGTATGCAGCAGCTGAACTGCTACCAGAGTTTATTTTAGCTAAAAAAATATTTGGTGTTAACCCCAAAAAAATAAAAAGCACTATTGATAAACAAGGCAATCCGCTACTTGCACCAGAAAAAAACGTATTGGTAGGAGCTACAGATACAGCAGGTAGAGTAGGGTCAGGGTTTCTTGTAGGTGGTACATTAGAAGGGGCTACAGAATTAGGTCAAGAAAGTATACTGCTTGGTTTAACAGGACAAATGAGTGATGCCGAAACAACTAAAAGGTTGATTAATTCTTTTGCAGCTGGGTTTGCAATAGGTGGTCCAATAGGTGGAGCCGCTAACATTATAAAAAATAAAGAGCCTACAGATATTTTAGGTAGTAGTGACCCTCAACCAACTACTACTAAAGATAAAATACCAGAAGATCCAAGTAAGTCTAACCCATTAAATTTTTCAGGTCGTGGTGGGCAGCCTATAACACCAGAACCTATAGCTCGTTCTAGAGATTTAAGGAGGCAGTCTATAGTATCGACTCCAGCTCCTCAAGTTGCAGCTGCTATACCAGCAGGACAACAATTCTTAATGGACCAAGGGCAACAAATAAATGATAAAAAAGCTGACGTTAAACAGCAAGATTTCTTCCAAGAGCAAGCATTAAAAAGACAAGAAACATTAAAAACAAAAAATGATACTAGAAAAAGAAATGCAAAAACACGTGAAGATAAACTTGCAGAAGATCTAAATATAAAAAAAGCTACTACTGAAGATTTAGAAAAAAGACTTAGTAAAGAAAATAAACTACAAGACCAAGATAAAGAGAATATAGACTCTCTAGATGACACGTTAGATAACACTACAGGTTACTCTATAGGACAGACTATCGAGTACTATGAACCCGATGGCACAGTAAATACAGCTGAGATTAAAGCTATAAATAAAAATGGAAATATCTTTAAAGTTGTAAAAAAAGGTAAGAAGACCCAAGAGTTATTAGACGCAGACGATATAAATACAAATTCTAATGCTCCTGATTATCTTTTAAGAACTCCTGACCTTAACATACAAGGTACAAAAGCTAATGATTATAATTTAAACCAAACAAAACTTATTTTAAAAAACCTTAGAGAAAGATATAAAGAATTACTTCCTAAAGGTGACAAACTTGTATTAAAAGATTTACAACGAGATATAACAGCCTTTAGAAATAGGCTTAGAATATTAGAGGAAGTAAATACAAGGAGAATGAATTTACAAGAACAAAAAAAAGCTGAGCAGAATACCCCTAATATACTCGATGACACTTCTGTTCAGCCCAATGAAGATCCTACAAACCCATTAGCACTTAGACAGCAAAGAATAAAAGAATCTAAGATAGCAGCTAAAGATGTAAACGATGGTAGGTATAAATTAAAAGGCAATAGAATTGTAGGCATTATGAGTGTTGAAGAACTAGTTACACAAAGAAACAGACTAGTTGCTAAATCAAAAAAAGACAAACGAGATAATCGTGACTTAGAAGCTGTTAACAATGCTATTAGTGCTGCAGAAAAAAGAGCAAGAGATGCTGCTGTCCCAGGAGCTGCTGTTGCAGGAGCAGTTGTAGCAACAGACACAAGTAAAACTACTGCTCAAGCTTTAGAAGATAAATTACAACAGGAGAATGTCAATGCCAATCAAGAGCAAAGCCCAGCTGAAGTGGCTGCAAGAGAACCGACCACAGATAGCGGAGGAGTTGCTGAGAGAAACCAGCAAGAACCAGAGGCTCAAGCTACCGCAGAAAGTCAAGAAGACCAAGGACAAGTTGAAGATGGAGGAACGACTACGAGCTCGAACCAGGCGATCGAAATTGACAACCAAGCTAGCAAAGAACAAATTCTTGAACCAGCCAATAGGTCGGAGCAAAATAACGTAGTAGCCTACAACAAAATTAAAAACGATTCTTTTGGTTATGGACCAACGTTTGAAGAGCTACCATCAGAATTACAACAGGATGTTTTAGGTTTTAGTGAAGTTAACCCACAAAATGTTGAAGATACTTTTGCTTTATACAATGAGTATATTGAAAATAATAATCTATACGCAGACCAATTTACTAATTATGTAAATGTATTTGAAGAAGCTGAAACTTCTTCAGAAAAGATACCAGCTATACAGAATTTAATTAGATTAGCATATGGAGCCCAAGGTACTGAAACAAGTGGAGCAGTCTATAAACGTGCTATTGATTATTTAGATAATGCTTTAGACCAGACTAATATAAAAGATGTAACTGATATAGATAGAACAAATATAAGAAATGTATTTACAGAATTTATAAATTTAAATGTTAAAAAATCCGCATCAACTTCTAGAACAACTGACGGTGTAAGTATGAATGTGCCAAACCCTTGGTATAAATTTGCTATAAGTAATAACTTAATGGAAGTAGACCCCATGACAGGGATTTTAGATCAGAAAGATATAACGTTAGAGATTACAAGATTGCCTACTAATGTAAGAATTAAACAACCTGAAGTATCTGGCGACATAATAAAAAACAAAGCAAGTAAAAAAGAAGACGTAGCTCCAGAATCTTTAAGCTATAACCAAGCATTAGAAGAACTTGATACATTTATTGATGATTCTATACAAAGACTTCAGTTAATAAACAGCAAAACTAATAGTAAAAAAACACAGAGGGTAGAAAAACTTTGGGCTGCAGTTAGGGAAACAAATCCTGATGTAGTAACTAGAGTTAATGAAGGTGGGAAACCTAGAGGTATACCAATTAAAAACTATTTTACTAATGGCAAATTAAATTTAAAACAAGACGGTAAGGGTAGCTTTGTAGTCACAACCGAAACAGATGCTCAAAGACGAGAGAAACAAAGACTTATACAAGAAGCTAGAAATAAAAAAGAAGAGGGGCGTTATAAAAATTATGACAGTATCAATGGTGACTTCTTTGATAATGATGGCAAACCAATAACGAGTACAGTTCCGCAAGGTAAAATAAAACTTATGGTAAGCTCATTTATTAGCAGACTAAAAGTAAAACCTAATGTAACTGTAGTAAAAAATGCAGAAGATTTAAGAATTAAAAATCCTAAGCTATACAATAGGGCTGTAGCTGGTAGACCAAACGGTGACTTCGGTCAATTAAATGCAGTAGGTTACTCTATTGGTGATCAAGTAATTATATTCTCAGACTTTGCTAAAACTGAACAGCAAGTTAGGTTTGCTCTGGCTCATGAAACTTTAGGCCACTTTGGTTTTAGGGCATTCATGCCAGAGAAACAGCTAAATAAAATTCTTAAAGAGATATATGATACGGATGGTTATGTAAGAGCGGCAGCTGACAGAAGAATAGAAAGAGGTGAAAGTAAATTTGAAGCAGTAGAAGAAGTTATAGCTGACAGTGCAGCAAGTCTTGACGCAAATATAATACTTAAACTTTGGAACGCTGTTAAGAATTTTTTAAATAAACTAGGTATGACGTTTGAAGATGACTTAGCTAGGTACTTAGTAAACCAGTCTCGTAGGAATTTGTTTAGAGGCGGGTATGGTGTTGTAAGTATGGAAACATTAACATCAAACATGCGTCGTCTAGCTAGCGAAAGTACATATGGTAGATACCATATAGAAACTAATAGGGCTGATTTAGGTAGTAGGCTCGTTGGGTTTCTTTCTTCTACTAAAAATCAAGGAGCAAACAACGTTGCAAATACTTATGACTACTTAGTAAGAACTAAAAATAATATTACGGGTGGACCACTTGCAGATAGATTAGGTAAAGCTCTACAAGAAGTACAAACTTTTGATAACTTATCAGATAAAAATGAAGGTGCTCAGTTAATATTTAACTTGTTTCAAAGAGCAACCGCTACAACTAGAGAGCTACAACAAAAATATGAAAAGCTAACTGAGTTTACTTTGTCATCAGGTCTTGATAGACCACCAAGTAAATATGATTCTAATGCAACTCAAGAAGAAGTAGAACAGGCTGGCGAGTTATTAGCTTATGCTAACGCATATATAGCACAACAAACATCGGAACTTGATATACAAAATGCTCCTTCTTTAATATTGTTAGAAAATAATATGTTTAGAATTAACCCCGAAGCAGTAGCAGAACTAAAACAAAGAGGAATACTTTCTAAAGAACAATTTCAAGAAGGTTTTGACATAACTTTACCTGTTACAGAAGGTACAGATACTACTGAAAACTATAGAATGGAAGAGATATCAGATAGAGTCTATGACATTTACTTAGAACAAAGAGAAGCAATCAATACAGCAGCCATAGATCTTTTATCTGCTAATTTACAGAACATAGAAAATGAAAAAGATAGTATAGCACATACATTTGCAGAGCTAGTCGGCAACGAAGGCTTTAATACAGAGACTGAAAACAAAACATTAAAGAATATTATTAATAAATATATAGAATTATATCAAGAAGACTTTACACAAGAAGGGTCTGCTATAACTTACAACGATACATCTAGGAAAAGAGCTGAAGAATTTTTAAGAGAAGTCAACCGTGCCATGCATACAGAAGAAAAATTAAACGACTGGATAGCAGGTGAGGCTGGGATAGAATTTAAAAATGAGTTTGCAGGTGATGAATTTGCAGACATTATTGAAGGTTTAAAAAAACTTAATGTAATATTTAAAGGTAAAGATAAGTTAGCATATAAAATTACTGAGTCAATTAAAGGACTATATATACTAGACAACAAAAATGTTGGAGCAGAGTATCGTGCTAAACAAACTTTAATGGATGGTTATGTGCCGTTCAAAAGAAGTGGTAGCCATGAAGTTTTAGTTACGGCAGTAGACCAAAAGGGCAATCCTATATCGCTACCCGCTATATACAAAGACTCGTTACCGTACTATCAAGTTGAAGGAAGGCTTGATGCTGAAAACATGGTAGAAGAAGTTAACAAAGTATTTGGAGATACTGAGTTTGTGATACCTGATAACGATGGTCAGGATATAACTGATGGTCAGGATATAACTGTTAGGTTTAAAGCTAGTTACGGAGATGTAAGATCTAATTCACCTGCTGCTGTTGACGGTAATTTATCAGAGTTTTTAGGGAACTTACAAAGATTTAATGTACCTTTAGGTGTAGAAAAAAGAGAAGAAATTATAAAAGCTTTTACAGCACAAAACGATAGGATGAGAAAAAGTTTAAAGAAAAGTTTTCAACCTGGGTTTGACACTACAAAAATTATACAGAATATAGCAGAGCATTTAGAAACACAATCACACGCAGCAGCTAAAGCATACTATAGATTTAAGCTAACTAAAATTATGCAGGATTCAGATTTATTTAAAGGTAATATAAATAAATTAAAAAAACTAGAAAAAAGAATGCTAGACCAAGAGGCAAGAGCAAAAGCTGGTAACATAAACGAAGAGACATTATTAGAATCACAAAGAGAGTATGATGCTTATGCTCATATGTTTTACTACAGTGCACCAGCTGGTTTAAATTCTGTTAATCTATATTCAGGCAGGGGTACAAACCGTACAAAACAAACATCTAAAACTTTAGGTAGGTACAATGTATATCAAGCAAAAGCTCAAGAACTAGTAGCTTTCTATGATGGTGCTAAAAATATAGATGTTTCTACAGAAGACTTATTATCAGGTGCACCAGGTTCATTGCTAAAAACAGCAACAGTTGCGTTTCAATTAGGTGGATCTGTTGCTACAGGTTTAATTAACTTAGTATCTTTAATTACTCACACCATACCATACTTAAGTACATACAATTCTAGGAATGGATACGGAGGTGGATTTGGAATGATGCAGTCTTCAGGTTATGTATTCGATGCTATCAAAGATATGTCAGACCTAGGCGGTTCTATATCAAGAGAAAGAAGTACAGGGTTAGCTAAATATGCTTTTGTTGAAAAAGTTAAGAACGATAAAAAGTTACAGGCTAAATATAATTTAAAACAAGACGAAGCAGATGTTTTATTTGATGCAACTAGACAAGGTGTACTTCAAGCTGCACAATTTAATGCTCTTGTAGGTACAGCTAGAGGAGGTGTCTCTAGATATAGAGTCGGCACTTCGTTAATGAGAACATGGATGAGTGTGTTTTCTTATACAGAACAACTTAACAGACGAGCTACATTCTTAGCTGCATATAGAATGCAAAAGAATAGATTGATGGCAGGTAGAACAGATAAGGTTTCAAATGAAATTAAAAATGAAGCCGAAGCATTTGCTATAAAAGCTGTAAATAAATCTCAAGGTGAGTATGGAATGTTTAACAGACCTGAAATGGCTCGGGGTAATATACTTCAATACATCTTTATGTACAAACAGTTTGTTATTATTACTGTTCAACTAATGAGAAACTTAGGTCGAAAAGAACAAGCAGCTATGATGCTTCTTTTACTTTTTGCTGGTGGGTTAAAAGGATTACCATTTGGTGAAGATCTTTTAGATTTATATGATACCTTAGCTCAAATGTTTGGTTTTAAAGTAGGACCTGCAGATAAAGACATAGCAAAAGCAGCAGAGAAAGTGTTTCCAGGGTTTGGTCAGTATGCTTTAAGAGGTTTTCTAGACAGTGCAACAGGTGCAACCATATCCACACGGTTAGGGTTTGGAGATATTATCCCTGCAACAGGTGCGTTTAAAGCTGGGGCAGATCCATGGCGTGAAGCTTCAAACTTTTTAGGTCCTGTATGGTCTGCTGCTACACAAGCTACAGGTTTTGCTACAGATAGTGTTAAACTTGCAGCACAATCATTAGGATTAAAAGATGATTCAGGTATGACAATGGGAAGTCTACTTAGGTCTGCACCGCTTGGTGGTGTAAGAGGTATAACTGAAGCTGTTATATATGGTATGGATGGAACAATTACAAACAGGTCAGGAAAACTTATAAAGAATGATGTATCAGGTTTAGAAATATTCTTTAGAGCATTAAACTTTCACCCAGCTGAGGCTACAAGACAAAATGAAATTATTCGTATGAATAAACAGACAGCTGATTATGCTAAAACATTTAAACAAAATTATATTAATAGATATGTAAAAGCAAAAACAAATAAAGATTTTAAAGAGGTAGCTAAAATCATGAGAGGAGTAAATGAATTTAATAATGATTATAGAGGTACTCCATTTGAGATAAGAAACTTTGCACCATCTGCTGAACGTGCTTATAAGTCATCTACGCTACCCGTTGCAGCAAGGTACAAGAAGTTTGCTCCTAAAAATATAAGACCTGAGGTACAAGAGATGCTAGATATGTATGGATATACTGCAGCTGATCTTAAATAAACTAATCCTTATCTAATACTTGTAGCTGACCGTATGATAAATCATCAGCTTCTACATCTGCATTATCAAGCAAGCTCTGGAATCTAGGATGTGTTAAGTTAAATCCTACAACGTATGTCTGTGCTAATTTAACAGGAGTATCTTTACCTAGTGAAGCCTTCTCAGATTTAGGAGTTGCAACTACATTCTCATCCATAAGTTCTTGCTTAAATGTTTTATAGTCAGCACCACGTATGGATAACCACTTCCTAAAATGTGTTCTATCAATCATCATAGTTCCTTTATCAAATGGCTCAGCTGCAGATTTCCTAAACACATCAAGTCTTATTCTTATATCACCTCTTGGTATTCTAGAGAAATCAGGTTGTGCTTTCTGCCCTGTTGTATGCATGATAGTAACGGATGTATCAGCTGAATCAGCCATGTACTCTGCAACAAGATCGAATGCGTCTACTTGATTCTCTTGTACTGACCTGCGTATCGCACCTATTTGTGCTAGTACCCATTCAGTAGACTGTTCATAGTCATAATCAATAAGACCCCAATCTTTTGCTAAGCTCATAGATAAGTCAGCAAGTATAATAGATTGCTCCCAGTATCTTTCTTGACCACCAAAGTTACATCTATATTTCTTAGCAAAGTTATCTGAAGCTTCAGCTATAATAGATTGAATACCTTCTTCACCCATCTCTACTAAGTTCTTTATAAATATTTTGCCTGCATGTCCATAGTTTGTATGAATAGCTTGGTATATCTTCTTACCTACATCACTGTTCCTTGTAAATACATCAGTCTGAGGTACTGTTAATTCTAATAATCTAGCCATCTGTGCGTCAGTATCAAGACCAGAAGCTATAAGTTTACTTTGTAAAGACTTGTTGGTAGATACCAATACGGGTGTAGCCCAAGTCTTAGCGTCCCTTTCTTCAGCATTTCTATTAAGCCTTGCCTTGTCACGCCCTTGTGATACCCAGTAGCAGAAGTCTCCGACCTCTTTATCACTCATCATGGTTACTTCATCTATTGTAAGAGGTAGATTGCCATACGTACCAAGGCGTGAGAACAAAGCCATCTGAGTATACTTAGCTGCAAAGTGTAGCTTCTCAGGATCTCCGTATATAGACTGAGCCCAGTACTGAGCTAATGTTTTACCACCACCTGTTGGACCATACAAAGATATCGTTAGTCCTTTGAGCCCTGTAAAATTATATAGTGGTGCTGAGAATCCTACACCTAATGCAAACATGTGTGATTTTAAATGGGCTTTCTCCATTATAGACGTGAGGTTTACCCATTGTTCTAATGAACCTTTAGTATTATATAAGTCCGCACCTTGTCTTTGTATTATAGACGCTAAGCTTATAGTCTCTTCTACTACAGAGCCGTCAGGCTTACGCTTGATTAATGTGTTACCTAGTAGGAAAGATTTATTCTTTTCTTTCCACCCCATAGTTGAGTATAGATTCGTCATTGTGCGAATCTGTCTCAGCTCATCCATGTAAGTCCTTAACATAAGTTGAAAATACTCCGTTTGTTTCTTATTGTAAAGTACAATACCTTGATCTGCTATAGCACTAGGAAACTCTCTAGCCCCATCAGTAAGGTACGCTTGTCTTAAATTCAGTTCTTGCCACCCCATGTGTGGTCTATCCCAATGAAATCTAACTGTTTCATAGCCTAGTGATTCATCAAGACCATAGCCTACGGGGTATATATCAAACTTACATACATCAATATCTGTGTCATCAATGGTTACTTTGATACCATCTTTAGTTCTTTTAAATGGTTTAGGCATGGGTACAGCGTTAGCTACTTTGTCAGGAGCCTGCTTTATTATGGGAGCTTCTTGATATTGCACACCTAGTCTAGCTGGTGAGCCTATCTTTCCCTTGTATTTACAACCCCTACAGCCTGTAGGTCTACTAGATTCAAACTTAGCACAGGTAGTGGGGCCTGACGCAGACTCTTTCCATTGATTTAACTTCTGCTTAGTTGACCTTTCACTATACCCAGTATGCCCCTTAGACCACTCTATTGCTGTTGTTTCAGGGTCTTGGCAGAAAGCGGCTACCCCTATTAAACTGTACCATAACGGCTCATCTACCTTATCTTGATTGTCTATAGCCCACTCTATCTGTTTACATTTCTTAGCAACCACTGAGCCGACAGCTGGTTGGTATTCATTCTTAGTGGCTAGGTTATCCAACAACGAGTTGTCATGTGTGCTGCTCTTTTGGTGATCACCCGCTACGTAGTAGTATGATAAGCGTTGCTTTAAAATCTCAGGGCTAGTTGCCTCAGACTCTACTAATACCTTAACTTCATTACCATTCTTTGGATTGTGAGTGCCCACAGGTCGTAGTACTAGTGCACTATTTGCTGTAAGTCCTGCGTCTATCTTAAATTCTTTTTGTATAGCGGCTTGTTTCATAGCCTCAGCTAATGGTTTCCACTGCTCAGGTGGTAGCTCTTCATCTAGTACCCAGTATACATGCAGTCCATTACCTGAATGTACTATCATAGGCTTGGGTAACTTCAGGTCAGATACAAATTTACCTAGTGCTACTAGTCCTTCTTTCCATGAAGGGTATGGTTTATTACCACCGCAATCTATATCTATAGCTACTACCTTAGTAGCTCTTACGTTATCTTGTTTCCTGTTACCCTTTTGCTTAAACGCAGATATTGCGAAGTAAGTATTGTTATTAGTTTTGTCAAGTCTTTCACATACTTGTGCAAGTTCGTCCACAGACTTAAAGAATCCCTGCCTTCTACCGTCAGGATTGATGACAGTAGTTACATAAAACCCCTCAGCTGGTAAAACTTGCTGGAGAAATTCCAACATATTCATATTTGCTTTACCTTTATTACGGTGGCTAGACCTTTATCTAACCACCATTTGTTATATTATTCCTTTTTCTCTAAAACCTCAAGAAGGCTCTTGAACCTATCCTTCTGCTCTATAGCTATAATCCTAGGCATTGGCCACCCATCACCCATGATTGCTAGTAGTTGCCTAAGCATATCTCTAACTCTCTCATCATTCTTCTTACGGACAGGCTTACCTTTAACCCATCCGTAATAAGTCATGCGAGATACCTCTAAAAGCTCAGCCATGTTACTAGTAGTAAGTAACATATGTTTCCTAAGAGCTTCTACTTTCTTAAAGTCTAGAGGTAACTTAGCCATTGGTTACTCCCCAACAAGCTTAGCTATCTCAGCAGCTAAGTCGTCGTCAGATGACACAACTGGTACATCTTCAGGCTCTTCAACTGGTACAGGTTTAGCTTTAGGTTTAGCTTTAGCTACAGGCTTTACTGGTTTGTCTTCCTCCGCAGCAGCTGCAGGAACGTTCACACTTATGTCAACTTGTTCCTCTGTGTCAGACTCTACTGAATCACTGGCTGCTGATACGTATCCATCTTCTTCCTCAAAGTTAAACTTGCCTGCTCCATCAGACCCCTCAACATATTGGATAACTTGTACTGCTCTAAGTCTTAGAGTAACACCTTGACCAATAGATGGTGAGCTATAGAAAGCTATAGCACCATTGACTTTAAGTTCTGAACCACCCCATATGTTATGGTTAACCATAGGGTTGTTCTTTGCGTCAAAGACAGATGGTTTGTACGCCGCTTTAGATTTAAACTTAATTAGAATGTTACCTGTTTCATTACCATCATCATCTTCTTCTTTAGAATAAGGTAACGGTGCACTCTTAAATTTAGTTTTAGGCTTAGCCTCTTTCAAAGCTTTTATCCCTGCTAGTAATTCAGCATTGATAAGATCAACTATAGGCTTAGCCTCCTCTTCAGGTACAGCAAGAGTAACTTTATATACTCCTTCTGCGTCAAATTGAGTGTCGGGTTTACTTATGTAAGGGTAATTTGCGACACCCACTGGGGTTGTAAATGTTTTATTAGCCATTTATTTTTCCTCAATATTAGTTATATAACCTACCTCAACAGAGAAACCGAAGTCCTCTGCGGTAGCTGATTGTCCACTAAGCGTTGCAAGTTCTCCTGTAACATACTTTACTTCGTCAGTACCTGTATATGTATCAACATATTTCTGAGTATCCTCAGGTAAGAACCCACCAAACTTAAAAGTAAGTCTTGGGTAGTTAACGTTCTCATCAAAAGATAGTATCGTCCTACATATTTCAGGAACAATACCTCTCATAGATAATGTTTTATGATACGCATTCAAGTTCTTTAATGACGAAGGTGTTATATGTAACAGACACACACCTCGCCTTGGTTTGTCCACAAGGATAACGGCTACTCTTTTTATATCAGAGCAATCTTTAACCTTGAATCCTGATGGTGTTATCCTAGAACCCCATGCATTACGTGGACATAATACACAGATATCGTTCTGAGGTGACACACTATTCTTATTAGGTGTCTTACCATCAAGAGAAAAACAATCAGGTGATGTCGAATCTCTATCATCTGACCATTCACTTTCATACCACATCTTAGACACGTCAGGGTTTGCACCCACGAACACCACCTCTAAACTTGTATCAGATAGAGTGTCGCATTCACCGTCCGTGATCACGCTGAAAGTAGAATTTTTTATAGAAAGCTTAGACCTGTTCATTAGTCTTCCACTTTATTAGCTGGTTTCCTTACATTAATATCTATTCGTGTACCATAATTTACTCCTGATGGCACAACTTTCTCTTCTTCAATATATCCTTTTACTGCTCGCTTACTAACTCGTTTCTCTAGTAAATCATAAGCCTCATTATCTTTTATAAACTCAAGCACTGCGTCCCAATCAGCTACCTGTGCGTAGTCACTAGTAGTTAAGAATGCTGTACCTTTAGCTGTCTTAAACGAATCAACTCCCTCTTCGTCAGCTCTGTTTTTAATCCAAGCCTCAAGCTTAATCATTTGCTCTTTGATACCCATAACTTTTTCCTTAGCCTCAGACTCAATAGATTCTTTCTGACTTCTTAGTTTAAGGTATGCCTCTATAACTTTATTTACAGTCAACATATTATTTCCTCTCATTTTTAATAAGGTCTAGTAATAAACCTTGTAGTTTTTGTTTACATTTAAGACGTTCATACATTTTATATTCAAGTTCGGTCGCCTCTATATGTATAATGTTTGACACGTGTTTCTTCCCTATCCTCTCTATCCTTCCATTCGCCTGAATGTATTGCTCATTACTAGTCACTGGTCCATACCATATGATTGTGCTAGCCGCTGTCAACGTAAGCCCATGTGCCATAGTGGCAGGGTGGGCAATAAGGACACGAGGGTCTTTAGCATTTTGAAAGTCATAGAATATCTTGTTTCTTTTTGTAGCTGATACTTCTCCATTGACTACCGCAACGCTCCATTGTTTAGAGAGAATCCTCTCCAACATTCTTAACGTACCTGTTAGTGGTACAAATACTATTACCTTACCGTCAACTTGTTCTAATACTTCTTTAACAACATTGACTCGTGGTGTGCAATCTACTTCTATATGATCACCATCATCACCGTATACAACACCGCAACTTATCTGTACAAGTTTCTGTAGTTTAACTGCCTCGTTAACAGCAGTTATAGTTCCTTCTTCTTCTAGTTCTGTAACAAAATGTTTGAGCATTTTATTGTGATGTTTCTTCTGCTCTGTTGTAAGTTCAACCTTACGTGTTTGGAATACAGTTTCAGGTAGGTCAAAGCACTCATCTCTTGTGTACCTGACAGCAGGATGTAGTACATGTTTAACTGTGTCTATTGATTCAGGTCGTGGTATCCACTTCCATTGACTTATCTTCATCATCACTGACTCTTTAAAAGCTGTATAAGTTTTAGAATTATACGGACTATCAACAAGTCTAGCTAAAGCCCATGCGTCTGTTGGGTCATTAGGTGTAGGTGTACCAGTCATTAACCAAAGTTTAATCTTGTCATGCTTAGCTATATATTTACGAAGTATCTTAAACCTGTTGGTAGATGGGTTACGTAAGACAGCCGCCTCATCAACTATGATTAAATCAAACATACCCATAGACTCTTCCGTTATAATAGGAAAGCCATCATGATTTATGATATAAAAATCTGCGTCTGTTTTAAGTAACTGCTTTCTTCTAGCACTAGTACCATGTAAAGTAACTGCTTGTCTATGTGGAAAGCTTTTAAATATACTATCACCCCATACCCTTTCAAGAGTAGACAGTGGTGATATAACTAAAACCTTACGAATCTCACCTATGTCCATCAGGTAGTCACATGCCCATAAAGCTGATTGAGTTTTACCTGTTCCAATTTCATTAAGCACCAACGCCTTGTCATGTATAGTTAAAAATGCTGATGTCATTTTCTGATGGTGGTATGGTGTAAAGTCTCCAACCCAATCGTAGTAATATAAGATAGGACTTGGTGCCCTGATACCTACCTTCTTCAAAATTTGAACCGACTTAACGGTATGAGGTGTGACAACAAGTTCTCGGTTGTTATGCTTTAGTCTCCTGGACTCTGGTACTGTGTGTAGTATTTGATTTGGGTGCTCAGGGTTTAGTGCTAGTGCCTTCGCTTGTTTTACTACTATCATATTCAATACTCTCTATATAATCTTTCACTTCATTAATGGTATCGTCATCATAAACTACAAAACATTTACCATTAGCTCTTTCAATATCTTCCATACACCTAACCTGTAAAGCTGTAGGTTTCCTAGTTCTATCTGCTTTACATTCAATACCTATGAATCTACCATTTGCTACAGCGATTCGATCAGGTATCCCTGACTTACCATATATGCCTGATTGTGGACTATAAAACCACACATCTAAAGACTTTAACATGGTGTCAAGTTTCTTTTTAATTTTACCCTCAGGTGTATTAGCCATATTATATAGATTTACATATATGTCAAGTATTAAGTTCTAGCATACTCGCACATTTTATTTGCTGGGCAATACCTACATAAACCACTAGGTCTTGCTGGAAAGTTGTTGGACTTATATGACTGGTTGATTCTCTCTATCCTTGATAGTAACTCCCCCCACATAAGCTTGGTGTCTATTAATCTAAATGTTTCTGAGTCTGTCTTGCCCTCCTTTAACCATATGAAACTGGTCTTCACTTCTTCTATCTGTGGGTAGTGTACAAAAACCTGAAGGGCAAACAGTTCTAGTTGTGTAAAGTCAGGTCTCCTTTTACCTGTCTTCCAATCCATAACTATAGCTACCTTATCTTTTATAACTAACACATCAAGGATGGATCTGAGCCATGCGTCGTTGTCGTACCAACCTGTTGGTGTAAGGTTTGCATTTAAGCACAGTTTCTGCTCGAGGTATAACTCTGAATTTTTAGTAAGTGATTCGATTGTTGTGCAAACTTGTTCGTGTTTGACCGACTCTTCAGGCAGCTGCGTACCAATCTTTAGTCTGTCTTCTAATTGTTTGTGTACTCTCTCGCCATAGATAGTAGCGTCACTACCTTTATCTTCAACCTCTTTGTTTATACGCTGATGTAGGTACCTCTTTGGGCATTGTTCGTACATCTTAATAGATGAATAGCTATGTGATAGTTGTTCAGTCATTACCTAGTTCTGTTTATTATATCAGTCTTTAGCATTTCAAGTTGCCCCACTTCTTTTACGATATCATCTATAGTAGTTGAGTATCTAGCATAATCGCCATTCATTTTTAATAATACTATACACCCCTCTACATTTTTGCATTTGTTTACATTTTCACTTGCGTGTTTTAAAAGTTTAAGCACTTCATCTTTCCTAAGTTCACTCTCTGATTTTATTTCTTTACCATCTGTTCCTATTATGTCTGTCATTTTGCGTCTCCATAGTTGTAGCCAATACCACTTTCGCATGCCACGGGTAAGTCCCCTGCCCATATAGGTGGTGTCGACATTGTTGTCTCAACATGTTCTCGTACTTGCGATACCTTTTTAGCATCAACCAGTAAAATTAGCTCATCATGTACCTGAAATAAAACTCTGTACTGTTTACCTAACTCAACCATTTGCTCTGATATAACTATCCTAGCTAAAGCCTGTACGATATTCTCTGTTACTTTCCCCCCATAGATTTTAGTCCACTCCTTGTCCTCGATCTTACCTGTAGTCTTTAACTTCCTGTAAGTTCTTGCGTTGGATATGTACTCAAACCCATCTCTACTTCTTCGTAACATAGGGTATCTGATACGAAGATTGTTTGGTAATACAATCCCTTTGGAATCATACTCCAACATGTCATCACATATAGAGTCTTCTCTACCATGAAGTATTCCTCTCAGTGCATAGTCACATACACCCCAAAAGGAAACTATCCTGTGGTTTTTCTGTCTATATAAGTTAACAATTCTTTGTGCCTCATTGATGTCAATGTCTACTGACATACCACCTTGCCCTAGAGCTAAGGTATTTCTAAACTTCTCTGCACCCATACCATAACCTAGTCCTAGTATGCATGTCTTACCTACAAACCTCTCAAGCTTGTCTTTCTTAGTTACTTTTCTACCATATACTTCACTGGCAAACTCGCTATATACATCTCTACCTTGTCTGAAAGCCTCGACCAAATCTTTTTGCCCACTTATATATGCAACCATGCGTGCCTCAATCTGTGATGAGTCGCATGCTATTAACATTTTATCCTGTGGTACTGTCAATGCTTTGCGTATGACTCCATTCCTAGGCAAGTTCTGTAAGTTAAGTTTATCTCCACCACTAAACCTACCTGTGTGTGCTCCATAATAATTAAGCATGATAGGTAACTTACCTCTTTGCTTTACATTAATTAAGTTCTCTGTTCTTGTCTCTTCTATAGTTGACTTAACACCTAGCCTTGCTGATACGAGTTGTTGTACGATTGGCTTAGGGTGTTCCATCAAAGATGTAAATTGTTTGTCGGTCTTGGCGAAGGCAAAAGTTTTCTCGCCTGTTCTTATAGATACTTTCGTCGGTGGTGCGACCCCAACTTTTTTCAAAATTTCGGCGAACATATTATTAGACATCAAAACCTTTTTGACCTGCGATCCAGAAGTCTTAGTCGTTAACGTGTCAACAAGTTTCTGTTTGTTTGTTGTTATCGTCGATAGGTGATCCGTGAGTAGTGCCTCATCTATCTCAAGCTCAGGCTCAGTATACATTCTAATTGTTTGGTCTATAACCTTGAGCTCTGATTGTGGAAACCCTTTAGCTAAAACCTTAAACAGTTTATATGTAAGCTCAACATCGTTAATACAGTAGCCAGCATAAGACTTCAGTTCCTCCGAAGTAAAGTCTTCCAACCTTTTACCTAGTGCATTAAGTACTTCAGTTCCTTTCTGTCCTATCTTGTAACAAGATGACAGTGCATTCAATGAACAACCTATTGTCATACTGTGCTTGGGTCTAGCCATAGACATAGTGTCAAACCAAAACTTAGGCTTTATATTATAGTGCCACGATAGTATGGCACCATCGAAAGCCGAATGGTGTGCTAGTAGATACTTGTCTGATAGCATGAGTGAGTCGAGAAAACTACCGACATCATCTCCACTATACCATTCAGTTTTGTTGTTGTTTACTTTGACTGCTACGCCTATGACCTGAAACCTTTTGTCTCTTATATAAGATTCAGTTGTCATTTTAGATAGAGAGTAGTCCCTATCATAATAGGTTTCAAAATCTATGGTTACTATATCCATGCTACCTCTAATCTTTTTTGTACTCTTTTGTAAATTCAAACCCACCGATTTCGTCCCAGTTTTGAAACTCTCCGTCTTCTTCCATAAAGTCTCCGATTAACTGTCCCTCTTTCATCTTGTCCCACCAACGATTAGAAAGTTTAGAGTCTTCATATTTCTTTATAAAAGACTTAACGTCTATCTTATTAAGAACAGACTTTATTTCTTCCCAATTATCTATGTATTGAGTCGGAATCCAATCGCCTTGACAATCTAAAGCGTAGTCTCTCGGACTATATTTTCCGTCCATACAAACGTCTAATATTGATTCTTTTGAAAAGTCGTCTAACATCCACTCAGCGAAACCATTAGTTAAATATATTGTTGTACTCATTTTATCCTCTCTCTGCTTTGTTAATTAATATGTCTAAGTATTGTTTAGCTTTCCTCAAGTCCTCTATCTGTCCTTGTTTAGTTGGGTGTTTGTGTTGCCACCTACAGACATACTTGATTACGTTTGATTCGCAATATGGTATATCGTTCTCAACAATAAATGTTATTGGCTCTATCTTATACCTTGCATAGTGTTCAGGTTTCTCTACCTTGTCATTGCTTTTAACTATCATTTACTCCTCTCTTTCTATTACTATATGTAAATCTACACCATCTTCTTCTGCTGTATCTTCATCGTTATATATTACTACACCCATATCAGCTGTAGCCTCCATAATACTTTCTAGTAGTTCATCTGCCGAACAAGAAAGTTTATCTTTAACCTTAACCCAACCTGTTTTTTTGTATTTAGCCATTGATTACCCCCTAATGTGCTTTGCTTTCATTCAAAGTTAATTCTGTAATACCTTTACCACAATGTAAAGAATGTTCATTAGCTATTCCTACTGCCTCAGTAGATGTAGCACCCATTGATAATGCACCTAATGAAAAGTCTTTACCATCTCCGAATGCACATGGTGTAAACCCATGGACTACTGGGTGTGGTGTACCCTCATACAGCATCAGCCCCTCGTTCTTACTCACAACAACAAGTTGTGCTGTGTACGACATTCGATTAGATCGAGACGATATAGGGAACTCATCTTTCTTAGCCCCATCAGTAAACCATTCTCGTAAAAGAATTATATCTTGAAGTACACCAACGCCTGATACTATATATGGTTTGTTATCTTTAACCACATACCATGCTTTATCTGTTTCCCATTTCTGTGAGCCATCGTTAGCTTGTCTATCAGTAGCTAATGTCTGCCCATCCCATACTACTATTGTCATTTGTCTTTCTCCTTATCTTCTTTGGCATAGTCATGTCCATGCCCTTGATACTCTTCTATTATATCCCCTGTATCTGCGTTCTCTCTGTATACATCATAGTAACCACAATCATCACAGCCCATAATGTGTCCTACCTCATCATCACTAAATGTTTCTTGGTACGCATTGTATGAGCCACATTCTGTGCAACACCATTCACCTGTCATACTACTCATTATCTCTCTCCTTTTTTATTGCCATACATAGCTGTTCTATATGGCTACCTCTTATGTCTAAGTCGATACCATAATCATCTATGGCACTTATAAACTCACTTGTTGTCCACTCATCTAATATCATAGTTCCTATTTTGTTTAGCTCTTCACTCTCTACACTCATACTTTCTTCTCCATTTTTATTATTGTTTCATACAAACGATTAGGCTCTATGCTTTCACCTTTTGATATGCTATCTGTTAAGATTACTTTAACTGTGTCTATCAGTACTCTTCTTCTGATAGCGATTTGAAGTATGTTTGATTTGCACATATCCTCTTCTGCTATCATGTTATACGCTGTCATAGTATTACCTCCCTAACTGATGTAAATGTAGCCCACGAACAGTTACTTATGTTGTGCCTTTCACTTACCCAATCTTCTTCTGTACCTAGTATCAACTGTACTTTCCAATAGAGAGTTACCTCTCCATTAGTACAATCACACACTGCTATGTTTACTTTGTCCACATCTTTTTCACTACTCATTGTCTTTCTCCTTTGTTTTAAATAGGTTTAATATTTCATCTAGTGTATGGTCTTTCTCTCTTATATCCGAATTTAGATGAACTCTTGTTGGGCTACTGTGCTTATACCCAAGGGTTTTAAATACTCCTAGGTATTGTTTAAATGCAAATCCATAGTCTTGAAAGAAACCATCTACGGTATTGGGATTCACTGCTCGCCTACGCCAGTTGTGTGAAACAGCGAAGTGAAATGCATACATGCCTAGTAACTCCTCAGGTATATCATCTTTAGCCATACATGTTGTCACGTACTTGACTATATCTTTCCTGTTCCAAGGTATTCCATACCAGTTGAAAACCTTAGTAAGTTCTGACATTTTCTCATCATCTATTTCACTCATAAGTTTATCTAGCATACCAATACTTATCATAGATTTGAGTACTCGTTTGTGATTAGTCAGCATGGCTCTCCATTCTTTTCGTTTCTCAGGGTACTCTTCGGACTTGCTCATAGGTTTAGCATTGATAAACTCGTTTGTGTTTAAGTCGTACTGCAATCCTTTGTACACATAAGGGGCTTTTCCATAGAAAGATTTACCCATATGAGCCTCCAAATCCCAATTGTCTGTATCTCTACCCTCAACATTTATCTTATGTATTGCTAGCTGTTTCTTATGTGTGTATAAATCCCAACCAAAGTAAACTCTATAGTCTCTCGTTCCTTGCCTGTGAAAAGATACAGGAAAGAATCTAGGCATAGAGCTTACAAGTGTTTGACCACCTGTTCTACTAGACTCTTGGTGAAATGTAACTATGTTATTTTTAGATACACTCCATGCTCGATACTCACTTTCACCATAATACGATAGTGCTAGATATATATCTCCATTGTCATCTTCTTTGAGTCTACCCCATGAACTAATAGGCTTACCTTTTTGTCTGTTTCTACATGTATCTAAGATCCCATTTAGACTGTTCCAGTCCATACTGGGATACTTACATTCATTGTTAGTGTAATAATCATTAGCATTCTTAAAGTTAGTGCTCATTATTTTCTTATCATCATCAAAATATGTACTTCCAAATATACTCATTGCTTACTCCATTAGTTTGTTAATTGTTGTTGTTGCTGTCAGAGAATCAAAGTCTATGTCTTTAGTCTTATCATCTAGCTGTTCAGGTGTAGGTCTTTCATACACTTCTTTGTGTCTTGTCTTAGTAGTTTCAGGTACAAGTTCCCATAAGCCATCCCACTTCTTAAGCATTGGTGCTAGTGTCTTGTGTGATTCTAGCAATGCTCTGACATTATCCATGTACACTTTTCTCTCATTGAGTAGTTCTTTGAAAGGCTTTACCCACTCAGCATACTCTTTGCGTAGCCAAGCAAACTTACTGTCATCTATGTCTATCTTGTAATCATATCCACCACCTATGAGCCCTGAGTTTTCTCCTTTAGCAGGTCTGACTTGACTGGCTATATCCCACTTCAAATGATTGTAGAAATAATCATTGTCTTCTACATCATATGAGTAATCACCAAGTTGCTCTTCTCGTGTTACTGTTAGACTATCTACTATAGCCTGATTTACTTCTGAACTATCTCTTGATTGCCAACCCTCCATAGATACACCTACTGTATTTTGAAACCAGTCTGATGGTACTTGATTTAGTTTATTCTTCAGCTCTTGTGGTACAAGAGTGTCATAGATTCTCTGTCCCCAACTCTCAGGTCTAGGGTTATCTTCTTTTAGTTTTCTTATCCTCTTAGCATACACATCTCTAGCGTTTTTAAGAATTTCTGATTTAAGACTCTCACTTAGTCTAACTGTTGCCATAATTTACTCCTTGGTTATAGTTATCTTTCATCATGCATTTTGACTACCTCGCCAAAAGGCACATCTTGTTTCTCTCTAGCTGTTGACACCCACAATACAGGACACGCTGGCTCTGTACCGAAGTCATTACAATAGAGGTCTGTAAGAAACACACACGCCACAGGGCATATGTCATTCTTATCCATGTACTCAAACACAGGACTGAATGCTGTACCACCACCACCATGTGGCTTGATGATAGGCTCATCACTTCCTTTGTCGAATCTGTCATAGTGGCACACGCTACTGTCGAAGTAGATTACATGTACACTTGTTGGTGATTGGTCTTGCCATACAGTAGTTATCTCACTAGCAAACTGGTCTAGTTCATCTTGACCAATAGAGCCTGAGCAATCTACAGCAAACACTAGCTCACCCATTGCCTCACCTGATACACTAGGCAAGTACAATCCTTGTGGTAGAAATCTTCTGTTTGCTCTAGCATATGTTCTCTCATCAGTTCTAGCCTTGACAACAAATCTATGTAAGACTTCTCGCCAATCCACAATAGGTTTAAGCATAGCACCAACTATTCTTTCCAAACCAGCTGTCATCTTACCCATCATCTTAGTAGCCTGAGCTGATTGTGATACTTTAACTTTCCACTCAGCTTGTTTCCTTGCTTTGTCTGATTCGCTAACACCACCATCACCACACTCATCTAGTGGCATACCCTCACCACCTTGCCCTTGTTCTTCTTTAGGCACATCAGGTAGGATATTGTAGATACCCTCAGTAGTACCACCACCTTTCTCATGTAGCTGTCTGTCATGCAGACCACCACACTTAGGCATTTTACCTACACCATCTTCGATCAATAGCTGATTGATTACATAATCACCAGCCATGTTCCACTTGTATGGGTCTCTCTTACCTCTGCGAAAGCAATGCTCAAACATAGGGTGTAGACACTCATGTGCTAGTACAAACTTAAGCTCATCATCATCCATTTCATCTACCCACTTGGGGTTGAATCTAATGTCTTCACCATTGGTACATGCTGTCGGTACATTCTCATCCCATATAACTGGTAAACCGAAAGCAATACTACCTATGAATGGATAGGTGAGTATCAGTTGTGACTTAGCTTTACTTAGCCGTTTATCTTTATTCATCATTTGTTTCCCATAAATGCACCCATCTTGTTCATGATATCCTTAGCCTCACTTGACTTACGTTGCCTTAAGTCTAAGTCTAATCGCAAACTTTCAGGGTTGTTGTTTGCTAGTGTGTCCTCAACTTGTTGACGTATGTCCTCTAAGTTTTGGTCATTAGTTACATTAAGTCTTTTCAATACATCACATATGTCTTTGATGTTATCAATCATAGTGTCTCTAAACACACCCTTAGTGTCCGACAATTTCTCAGCCATGTGCTTTACCTTGTCGTACAATCTCTTCCATGCCTCTTGCATAGCAACTTGAGTAGACTGTTGTACTCTTACCTCAACTTGTTGCTGTATCTCTGCAAGTTCCTGTTCATCAATACCAACTCTGAAGTCATCAGATGGTACTGGTAGCACAGTCATTTCCATACTGAACTTACTGCTTATGTCATTCACACTTGGGTAATCATTGGCATTATACAAATCCCCTAGATACCTTTGTGCATTCAACTGCAACTGTGGATACGCTAGTATAAACTTGTCCACTAGCTCAACCCATTCAGACTTGTACTGCCTAAACTTACTCATGAAGTTTAGATAGTTAGCTGATGGTAGTATCATTGTCCCATCAATACCCCATGGTAGTGTGTTGTCATAATACTCTTGCCTAATCAATGTGGTTTTCTTCTTCACATTGTCTAGGTATTCATTCATTGGTAGTAGCGACTTGTTGTATCTACCAGCATGGTTGCCTGTGTTGTTAGCAAGGGCTACTTGGTCAGTAGCTTTCCTGTCTAGCTTACGAGCTGTCCACTGTGATACATTAAGTTGTACTAGCAATGCACTTTCATTTAACTTTGCCATTACTTCTCTCCTATTGTTTTAAGTTTTTTAAATTCATCATGTGGTATATCAATTTCTATTAGCGATACTGGGTAAAACAAACTCTGCAACGTATCAATATTGTCTTCACCACCATCATTGTTATAATCAGTATGCTCAATATCATCTGTTTCTTCACCACATCTTACTATCCTACCTACTGCTGACTCATCAAACTCACACGCACCTGAAACAAAGCGTGTCACAAACTGTATGTCTTCAAAGTTTTCATACCACTTGACATCATCAAACATATGAAACGCTATGTGAACAGCAGTACTGTGCCACCCTATACCTGTAACACCATCACCACTTGCCTCTCCAGATGTAGTATATATCTTAGCCTTAGAAAGAAACTCATCTAGTGCCACTCTAGTATCAGACGGATAGTCTTTGAGCTTATGCAATGTCATGTACTCAGTAAGTTTATCTAAAGAATTAAACCCTACAGCACACAAGACTGAGCTACGATATCCCATTAGTACAGATACTCTTTGTTATCTTGGCACCATTGGACAAACTCTTTACCTTGTAGCTTGGTACCGAACTTGTTCACAGCAATCTTCATTGTCAGTATGGAAAACTCTGCCTTACCAACGGTATCACTAGATAGTCTGCGACAATACTTGATAACATTGTCTATATTCCTATCAGCCCTATCAGCGATAGCACCACATAAGGCATACAATGTACTTGCCTCTTCAGGTATTGGTGCTGTGTTAGGACTATCAATGACCTTATCAGGATCAGGTATAGACTTGCATATCTTCAAGTATGCAACAAACTCTGCACCTGCACCCTCACCAATAGCACCCATGATTGCTTGTTGCTCTGCTATCTCATTGGGTATAACCCCTAGAATATCAGACACACCATCAACCCATGACCGTGGTGTAGGATTCTGTTCCCTCTGTGGGTCAAAGTCATGCAACAGGTCAGGTCTAAAGTTTAGAAAGGACATCACCATGTGTGATACATCATTCCTAGTAGCCCACTTAATCCAGTCATCAAGCGTTGTCTCAAGGTCAACTACAGTCTCACGGTTACGAAGATGTGATAGCACCCTGTTAGCACCAGCTCTATCTTTCTGCCTGTTGCCTGTAGATATCACATGCCAACCATCTTTAAGGTCAACACCATGCAATGTCCTTGCTTGACATACGTTAGCTAAGACCTTTTGAATCTCAGCATTAGCTTGGTTTCTATCATCAAAGCATAAGATACCCTCATCAGGTATATCTGTTCTGCCCTTAGCTGGAAACCAGTCAGGTAGCTTGTACTCTAGTGTGCTACCGTCAGCCTTAGGATATGGTACACCAAAGTCTTCTACCAACATGGTCGGTAGATGTAGCTCTGTGTATCCAACACCCAACTCTTTAGCAACATCTCTCACTATGGTGGTCTTACCACCACCTGGACTACCCTCAATACACAATGTTCTCTTTATCGGAAACAATGCCTTGATAGTAGTTATCAGTTCACTTGCTCTCATAGTTTTACTCCTATGTGTTGGTGAGCCTATGTCATCTCGTACATAGGCTCTTGTACTAGCCCCATGCTAGTAATTCATTAAGGGTAGATAGGACTTAGCCATTAGAAACCTACCTACCCTACATAGATGTATACGCTAGCTTACATCTATGCTCCCAATAAGCTTGTGTACTCCTACTCATTGAGAAATATTCATTAAGGCGAGGATTTGGTACGCATTTGCTTTTAGTCCTCATTAAGTATTCATGTCTAGAACAAACCACAATACACCTCATGTGTAGGAACATAGCCATATAAACCTACACAATAAAACATGGTAACACTAACCTTACGATCATGCTTATCCATGCTTACCACCTTTGTTATTAATTCCTTTTAAGTCTTCTTTATTACTC